TAAAAAGAAAAAACATTACTATAGTAATAAAACAAAAAAACCAAAACAAGTTAAAGCTAATCAATAATGGCTCATATCCATTTATCATTACAAGAAATCTATAAACTTGATTCAGAGCTTAATGGTTTTGTAAATCAAGAAACAGGTGAAATTTTATCATTAGGATTATTAAGTGAAAATTTAAGTTTACCTACTAAATATTGGTTAACTAATTTAGCTAAAAGAACATCATCTGAAAAATCTATTATTAATCAATTAAAAGAAGATTTAATTGTAAAATATGGTACTAAAGATAAAAATGATAATTTTGAAATTCCTGTATGGACTGATGAAACTAAAACAAATTTTAATCCATTATATATACAATTTCAAGAAGAATTCAATGGTTTATTACAAGAAGTAAAAGAAATTGAATATCATGAATTTAAATTAGAAGAATTTAATGATGTTAAAACATCAGATAATTATATTATATTTTATAAATTAATCCAAATAGATTAATATATTATTATGTGATATTTATAAACCGCTAGCAGTAGCGGTTTTTCTCTTATCTTTCCATATTTATAATAAAACTATTAAATGGCATTAACTTTATCTAGCGCAAGTATATCTACTGGACAAACAGTACAAGCATCCCAAATAACTCAATCTATTGATGCTTTAACAGGTACAGTAGCTTATGATATAACAATAAGCGGTTCATTAACTGTTACAGGATCATTAGGTGTAAATGGTACATTAAATGCGACAGCTTCTAACGCAGTTTCATCTTCTTATGCTTTAACAGCATCATTTGCTTTAAATGGCGGTGGAGGAAGTGGTACATCAGGTATTTCAGGTTTAAGTGGTCTTTCAGGTACAAGCGGTCTTTCAGGTTTAAGTGGCACTGGTACTTCAGGTTTATCTGGTACAAGCGGTCTTTCAGGTTTAAGTGGAGCTGGTACTTCAGGTTTATCAGGAACTTCAGGCTTAAGTGGCCTTTCAGGAGCTACAGGTACAGGTACAAGTGGTTTAAGTGGAACTTCAGGTTTATCAGGTACAAGTGGTACAAATGGTAACTCAGGTTTATCTGGTATATCAGGTTTAAGTGGTCAATCAGGTCAATCAGGTATAAGTGGTCAAAGTGGTATTGATGGAAATGGCCAATCAGGTATTTCAGGAACAAGTGGTTTATCTGGTTTATCTGGAGCTACAGGTTCTGGTACAAGTGGTTTATCAGGCACAAGTGGTCTTTCAGGATTAAATGGTCAAAGTGGTACAAACGGAGACTCAGGTCTCTCAGGTACAAGCGGTCTTTCAGGATTAAATGGTCAAAGTGGTACAAACGGAGACTCAGGTCTCTCAGGTACAAGCGGTCTTTCAGGATTAAGTGGCCAAAGTGGTACTAATGGAAGTGGTACATCAGGTATAAGTGGAACTTCAGGTTTATCAGGTCAAAGTGGTCAAAATGGTACTAATGGAGATTCAGGCTTATCTGGTATCTCAGGTTTATCAGGCTTAAGTGGTACATCAGGTATAAATGGTAACTCAGGTCTATCAGGAACATCAGGTATTTCAGGAACATCAGGTATAAGTGGTATTAATGGTGATGGCCAATCAGGAGCATCAGGATTAAGTGGCACATCAGGCTTGTCAGGTACATCAGGACTTTCAGGCTTAAGTGGTACATCAGGTACTAATGGTAATTCAGGATTAAGTGGAACTTCAGGTTTAAGTGGTTTATCAGGTATATCAGGTTTAAACGGTACTAATGGAGACTCAGGTCTTTCAGGTACAAGTGGTCTTTCAGGCTTATCAGGAGCTACAGGTTCTGGTACAAGCGGTTTATCAGGTACAAGTGGCTTATCAGGTACAAGTGGTACTAATGGAAACTCAGGCTTAAGTGGTACATCAGGTTTATCCGGATTATCAGGTCAAAGTGGTACAAATGGTAATAACGGAGACTCAGGTCTTTCAGGTACAAGTGGTCTTTCAGGATTAAGTGGAACTTCAGGTTTATCAGGTACATTAGGTATTTCAGGAATTTCAGGTACAAGTGGTACTAATGGAAACTCAGGTCTTTCAGGTACAATTGGTCAATCAGGATTAAGTGGTACATCTGGTATTTCAGGTACATCAGGTATAAGTGGTATTAATGGTGATGGTCAATCAGGTATTTCAGGAACATCAGGTTTATCCGGTTTATCAGGTACATCAGGTTTATCAGGTCTAAGTGGTACTTTAGGTTTATCAGGTATTTCAGGTACAAGTGGTCAAAATGGCACAAACGGAGATTCAGGTATTTCAGGTACAAGCGGTTTATCTGGTCTTTCAGGAACTTCAGGTTTATCAGGAACATCAGGTTTAAGCGGTACATTAGGTCTTTCAGGTATAAGTGGTCAAAATGGTACAAACGGAGACTCAGGTATATCAGGAACAAGTGGCTTATCAGGTACATCAGGTTTATCAGGTTTAAGTGGTATATCAGGTACATCAGGTACAAATGGAGACTCAGGACTTTCAGGTACATCAGGTCTTTCTGGTTTAAGTGGTACTTTAGGTTTATCAGGTATTTCAGGAACATCAGGTATAAGTGGTATTAATGGTGATGGCCAATCAGGTCTTTCAGGAACTTCAGGTTTATCCGGTTTATCAGGTACATCAGGTATTTCAGGCTTAAGTGGTACAAGTGGTATTTCAGGTCAATCAGGTATTTCAGGTCAAAATGGTACTAATGGAGATTCAGGTATCTCAGGTATAAATGGTCTCTCAGGTATTTCAGGTCAAAATGGTACTAATGGAGACTCAGGTATTTCAGGCTTAAGTGGTACAAGTGGTATTTTAGGACTTTCAGGTTTAAGTGGTACTTCAGGTTTGAGTGGTACTAATGGAGACTCAGGTTTATCAGGTCAATCAGGTTTATCAGGAACAAGTGGTCTTTCAGGTCAATCAGGTATATCAGGTGAATCAGGCTTATCAGGAACAAGTGGTCTTTCAGGCCAATCAGGTATATCAGGTATTTCAGGTGAATCAGGCTTATCAGGAACAAGTGGTCTTTCAGGCCAATCAGGTATATCAGGACAATCAGGTCTTTCAGGTGAGTCTGGTCTATCAGGTTTAAGCGGTACTTCAGGCTTATCAGGAACAAGTGGTCTTTCAGGCCAATCAGGCTTAAGTGGTACTTCAGGCTTATCAGGCCAATCAGGTATTTCAGGTGAGTCTGGTCTATCAGGCTTATCAGGAACAAGTGGTTTAAGTGGTACCTCAGGCTTAAGTGGCACTTCAGGCTTATCAGGTACATCAGGACTTTCAGGTTTAAGCGGCACTTCAGGCTTATCAGGAACAAGTGGTTTAAGTGGTACCTCAGGCTTATCAGGTCTCTCAGGTACATCAGGTTTATCAGGAATATCAGGTCTTTCAGGTACATCAGGTTTAAGTGGTACTTCAGGTATATCAGGAGCAACAGGTCCTGTAGCAGGTTCAGCTAATCAAGTAGTTTGGAAAAACGCTTCTAATATAGCTACTGGCTCAGTAGGATTAACATTTGATGGTACTGTTTTAAATGTTACCGGTCGAATAACAAGTAGTGGAGATATATTAGTTAATGGTATAACAGTAGGTAATGGAGCTAATTCTACAGATTCTAATACTGCTGTAGGTCAAGCTGCTTTAGGTGCTAATTCAACAGGAACAGCTAATACCGCTATAGGAGGAAATGCATTATATCTTTCAAGTGGAGGAAGTGCTAATACAGCAGTAGGATTTGCTGCAGGGCAAGATATAGAAGGTGAGGGTAATACAGCTCTAGGTAGAGCAACTTTATCCGCAACTAATTTAGCAGGAAGTTACAATATAGGAATAGGATATTATGCCGGATTAGCAGTCACCGCAGGAAGTGGTAACATATTAATAGGCTCAGGTTCAGGTAAACTTATAACTAATGGTAGTGATAATGTTATTATAGGTGGACATCCAGGTTCTGCTTCTTTAACTAAAGTTGTAGCTTTAACTGATGCTTCAGGTAGTGTTATTTTATGGGGTACAGGAAGTAAAGTAACTATAGGAGCAGCAGCTACACCAAATGCTACCTTAGATGTTAGAGGTGATACTATAATCACAGGTTCATTAACTGTAACAGGACCTATAAGAAATATTGTGAATGATGGATTTGTAAGTTGTAGTCTATCAGTAACAGGAACAGCACAAGGACGAACCATATTAGCCGAATTTGAGGAAGTAGATGGTACACCTTTAAGTAATCCTCGCCAGCTAATACATTGGTGGACATCAACTACTCAATATGGAGCTGCTTCTATACCAGCAATATCATCACCTACATATTCAATAATCTCAGGAAGTCAAGTTGTAGCTAATACAACAGGCTCAATAAATCACGCTGTAACAAATACATCAGGTGCATTTGCTGTACGAATATCAACCCCAGCTGATTTAGGAACAACAACAGTATGGTTTAATACAGAAGTACAAGGTATAATATACTCAATAAGTACTACGTTAGCTACATCAGTATCGTAATTAACAATAATATAAAAGTCATGAAAGTAGAAAAATTAACAGAACAAGAAATTTCATCAGTAAAAGAAATTCAAAAATTAAGAGCTGAATTAATTGATAAATATGGATTAATTGAAATGTCAATCCAAGATTTAAAATTACAAAAGCAAGAAGTAACTGAAGAACTTAAAGAAATTAAAATAACAGAATTAAAATTAAGTCAAGAACTTCAATCAAAATACGGTGTAGGAACCATTAATATAGATAGTGGAGAATTCATCGGAAACGAATGATTTTAAGATTCCTTAATATATTTATAATAAACATTAAACTTATTAACAAATAACATGGCAGAAACATTAATTTCCCCTGGTGTATTAGCAAGAGAAAACGATTCATCGTTTATCAGACAACAACCAGTTAACGTAGGTGCAGCAATTATCGGTCCTACAGTTTTAGGTCCCGTTGAAATTCCAACTGTTGTTACCTCATACAGCGATTACGTAAATAAATTTGGCGCAGGATTCCAAAGTGGTAGTGATAATGTATCATTCTTCACTTCAATTGCTGCTTATAATTATTTTAATAATGGTGGTACATCATTATTAGTAGCTAGAGTTGTAAGTGCAAGTAATACTTGGACACCAGCAACTAGTACAAATATTGAAAATAATACATTTGCAACTACAGCTTCATTCACATTTGATAGTGCTAGTATTGCTAATTTTATTCAACCAACTGGTTCATTTAATGTAAATGGTGTTATTATAGCAGTAACTGGTAGCCCAGCACCTGCAAACACAACAAATACAATTTTTGTAGCTTCAGGTTCAACACCAGCAAATACTATCACAGCAATTGTAGCAGCATTTAATGTTAGTAAATCTATTGCTCCATATAGTGCTTCATTACAGTATATAACTTCAAGTGTATCAGCATCAACAGGTATATTCTTTAATACAGTTAGTCCAGTTGGACCAGCTGGAGATTTATACTATGTAACTTCAGGAAGTACTACATCATACTTTACAGGTGGTTCAGGTGCTACAGCATTTGTTTTAACTACATTATCTGAAGGTATTATTATGAACAGTTCTTCATCAATAGATATAAGTGGTTCATTAGCTTCAGGTTCAGCAGATAATATTAGATATCAAATTTTAAATTCTGATACAGCTTCTGGAACATTTAGTTTATTAATTCGTCAAGGTAATGATAATACAAATAATCCAATTGTATTAGAAACTTGGACTGGATTATCATTAGATCCATTTGCTGCTAATTTTATTTCAAGAGTACTTGGAGATCAAGATCAAAATTATAACCCAACAACAAATCAAATTGAAGTATCTGGTTCTTACTTTAACGCTTCACGTTATGTAAGAGTTTCAGCAGTTAATACTCCAACTCCATATTATTTTGATAATACAGGGGTAGCTAAATCACAATACACATCATCAATTCCATTTAACTCAAGTGGTTCATTTACAGGTGGTGTAGGACAAGTAGCAGCAGGAGCTAATTTTTACGAAACTATTAATGGTACAAATACACAAGGTTTAGTAGGTGCAGATTATAATAATATGATCAACTTATTAGCTAACCAAGATGAATACAAATTTAACATCTTATTTGCTCCAGGATTATATAACTCAGGATATACATCACAATGTACATCAATGATTAATAATACTCAAACAAGAGGAGATAGTTTATTTGTATTAGACTTAGTACCTTATAACACTACTATTTCAACAGTAACATCTCAAGCTAATTCAAGAAATACTTCATACGCGGCTTCATACTGGCCTTGGGTTCAAATGATTGATCCTGCTACAGGAAAGAATGTTTGGGTTCCAGCATCAACAGTAATGGCAGGTGTGTTTGCATTTAATGATACAGTAGCTGAGCCTTGGTTTGCACCAGCAGGTATTAACAGAGGTGGATTACAAGTAATTAGAGCAGAACAAAAATTACCACAAACAAGTAGAGATACTTTATATACAAACAAAGTAAATCCTATTGCTACATTCCCTGGAACAGGTACAGTAGTATATGGTCAGAAAACATTACAAACTCAAGCATCAGCTTTAGATAGAGTAAATGTTAGAAGATTGTTAATTGCTCTTAAGAACTATATTTCACAAATTGCTAATACATTAGTATTTGAACAAAATTCAACAGCAACAAGAAACGTATTCTTATCACAAGTAAATCCATACTTAGAATCAGTTCAACAAAAACAAGGTTTATACGCGTTTAGAGTAATTATGAATGAAACAAATAATACAGCAGACGTAATTGATAGAAATGAGTTAATCGGACAAATTTATATCCAACCTACAAGAACAGCTGAATTTATTTACTTAGATTTCAACATCTTACCTACAGGAGCAACATTCCCAGCGTAAGGATTAAATTAAATAATATTTATAATAAAGAATAAATAACAAAAAATAAACATGGCAGTATTAGATCCAAACGAAATATTTTTCACAGCGTTCGAACCGAAACAACAGAACCGTTTCATTTTATACATGGATGGTATTCCAGCGTATATTATCAAAGGAGTAAATGCGGTAACGTTAACACAAGATACAGTAGTATTAAACCACATTAACGTTCAACGCTTTGTAAAAGGTAAAAGTAAATGGGGTGAAATTCAAATGACATTATTTGACCCTATCACTCCTTCAGGAGCTCAGGCAGTAATGGAATGGGTGCGTTTACATCACGAATCAGTAACTGGTAGAGATGGTTATAGTGATTTCTATAAGAAAGACTTAACATTAGACGTATTAGGACCAGTAGGTGATATCGTTTCAGAATGGATTATTAAAGGTGCTATTATTACAAATGCAAACTTTGGAGATTACAGTTGGGATAACGAGTCAGCGGCTCAAAATATCCAATTAACTGTACAACCAGATTATTGTATCTTAAATTTCTAAACCTCCCCCTCCCGAAATACAGGATTAAGATGGCTCGCCTTTTGGTGAGCTTCTTTTTTCTTCATATATTTATATATATAAACATAGTTATAAACAAATCAAATTTATGGAAGAAAACAAATTTAAGGTCCCAACCGAAACTATAGAACTACCGTCACAAGGACTTCTATATCCCGAATCACACCCGTTATCAAGCGGTAAACTTGAAATGAAATATATGACAGCGAGAGAAGAAGATATTCTAACTAACTCGGCTTATATCAAACAAGGTACAGTAATTGATAAATTATTACAATCATTAATTGTTACTAAATTTGATTATAATGATTTGTTAGTAGGTGATAAAAACTCATTAATGATTGCTGCTCGTGTATTAGCATATGGTAAAGATTATGAATTTAATTATGATGGAACAGAACAAAAAGTTGATTTATCATTATTAAACCCAAAACCAGTATCACCAGAAGTAAAAGCAAGTAAAGGAGCTAATATGTTTAATTATACTTTACCTGATTCAGGTAATGTAATTACATTTAAATTATTAACTCACGGTGACGAACAAAAAATTGATGCTGAAGTAAAAGGTTTAAAAAAATTAAACAAAGACGCATCAAATGAAGGTATAGTAAGACTATGTCATATGATTACAGCTGTTAATGGTGACTCAGAAACTAAATCAATTCGTGATTTTATTAATAATTACTTATTAGCTAAAGAAGCTAGAGCATTTAGACAACATTACGCATCTATATCACCAGACATTGATTTAACTACATCAGTTACTAATTCTAGAGGTGCAGAGGAGGACATCGAAGTTCCTATTACTATTAACTTTTTTTGGCCTGACGCCCGAGTATAGATTCTCTTTATTCACAGAAATACATGAAATAGTATTTCATGGTAATGGTGGATATGATTGGCATACAATATATAATATGCCTATATGGTTAAGAAAATTTACATTTAATAAACTTAAAGACCATTATTCTCCTAAAAAAGATGATGTTGTTGATGAGTCAATTAAAAATATGAAATTAGCATCTAAAATTCCAATACAAACACCAACATACAGTACAAGGGCATCTAAAAAATAGATGCCTTTGATATTTATAACAAAATAACCTAATAATGGCAGATAAGTTTAAAGGTTTAGATAAAGAAACATTAGCTTCAGCATTGGATATAAAAAATTCAATGAAGGATATTGGAATAGCTACCCAAGATCTAAACAAAAGACTTCAACGTACAAATAGTATATTAGTTGATGTTGGTTCTGAATTTAATAAAATATCAAAAGCAGCAAATAATGTAGCTGATTTACAAGAAAAAGCTAAAAAATCATCTACAGCAACTAAAGATGCGTTTACTGAGCAAATTAAACAATTAAATATTGTTAAAACTCTTAATATTCAAATTGATAATTTATATAGAGCATCAAAAACTACATTAAAAGGTGAAATTAAAGCTAATTTAGAATTACAAGCAAAAAATCTATCAGCCGCTAGAGATAACGCTCAAGCATTAGCTAATGATTTTAAATCAATAGCAGAAAGTTCAGCTGAATTATCTAATTCAACTCTTATATTTAGTACTTTAGCAGAAGTCGCATCAAGTGCTAAAGGATTAAAAACATTTGCCGCTCCTTTTGAAGCAGCAGCTGAAGCATCACGAAAACAAGTACTAGAAAATGCTAAAAGCTTAAGTATTAAAGAAAGATTAAAAGAATTAACAGAAGAAGAATTAGCAACTGGTAAAGGTTTAACTAAACAAAGAATACAAGATCTAGGTTTACAAGATATAGTAGGTAAGAGAGCAGGACCTGCAGCCGCTAACTTACTTAAGACAGCGCAAGCAACAGCTAAAACTCAGTCAGTTGGTATAGCTGGTCTATCAGCTGGTTTTAAAGCCTTAGGTCCAATAATATCAAAAGTATTAGGTCCTGTAGGTGCAATTTTAAAACTTGTAGAAATTTTTAATTTCTTTAAAGATGCTATGTTTGAAGCTGATAAACGTGTAACAGGTATAGCTAAAAATTTAAGTGTAAGTAA